GGTGTGTCTCGTATCGCAGAGCTAATCGGAAGCATGACCATCCATCTGATGATGAATACGGACAAGGGTGACGTACGGATCAGGAACGAACTGAGCAGGTTAATCGACATCGATCCGATGCCAAACATGACACGCTCAAACTGGATGAAGTTCATCGTGATGAACATGCTCCTGTACGGGAAAGGCAATGCGATTGTTCTTCCTCATACATGGGAAGGTTACATTCAGTCGCTTGAGCCGGTCTCGGCTGACCGTGTTCAGTTACTTCCAAGAGGTGCATCGAGACGCTACTACGACATTTACATCGATGGCATAAAGCGAAATCCGGAGAACCTCATCCACTGTGTGTACAATCCGGACAAGTATTACCCGTGGCAAGGATCAGGAATCGATGTACAGCTCTCAGACATCGCGAAAACACTGAAACAGGCGAGAACGACCGAGAATGCGTTTATGGAGTCCAAATGGAAGCCAAGCATCATCGTCAAGGTCGACTCGATGGTCAGAGAGTTTCAGACGAAGGAAGGCAGACAGAAGGTCTTAGAGGACTATGTGAAGTCTGCGGAAGCCGGTGAACCGTGGCTGATTCCGGGAGAACAGTTCCAAGTCGAGCAGGTCAGACCGCTCACACTCGCGGACCTTGCCATCAACGACACGGTCGAGCTGGACCGGAAGACAGTTGCGGCGATCCTTGGAGTTCCTCAGTTCCTTCTCGGTGTAGGGGAATTCAACCGGATGGAGTGGAACAACTTTATTCAGACAACGATCGCGAGCATGGCAAAGAGCATCATGCAAGAGTTCACGAAGAAACTCATCATCAATCCGAAGTGGTATTTGAAGTTCAACACGCTGAGTTTGATGAACTACGATATTCAGTCCATCTACACAGTTTTTGGTGGTCTCAGGACGCAGGGAGTGGTCACAGGCAACGAAGTACGCGACATGCTCGGCATGAGTCCGAGAGATGACAAGGGAATGGATGAACTCATCATGCTTGAGAACTATATTCCAGCAGATCGGATTGGCGATCAGAGCAAACTGAACGGAGGTCAGGAAGATGAATAACGACAGATTCAATATCGGTAGCCGACAGATGCGAACTGTTGGCACAAATTTTGTTACACGGGAAGACAGCGGAGACCTTATCATCGAAGGCTACTTCGCTGTTTTTGATAGCAACTACGAAATTGCTCCGGGGTTAAGCGAAAGCATTGCTCCGGGTGCGTTTCAGAATTCACTCGCAAATGATGTACGCGCACTGACCAACCATGACACCACATTGGTGCTTGGACGGACAAAGGCTCACACGCTTGAAATCAGCGAGGACTCCAGAGGCTTATTCGGACGCATCAAGATCAATCCGAACGATCAGGATGCCATGAATCTGTACGAAAGAGTAAAACGTGGCGATGTGGACCAGTGTTCGTTCGGGTTTGACATCGTTTCAGAGGACACCGAGTACCTCGAGAACGGTGGCATGCATTGGACGATCAGAGACGTGATCCTCTACGAAGTGAGCTGTTGCACATTCCCGGCTTACGAGGAGACCAGCATCTCCGCGAGAAGCGCACAGCGTGACGAAGCGATGAAGCGTCATGCGGAAGCGTGGAAGACAAACATGCTGGAGAAGCTGAAAGGAGAAAGCAAAGATGCTTAAAGCACTGATGCTCCGCTCCAAGATCGACAAGAAGAACAAAGAAAAAGATGCTCTTCTCGCGAAGAAGGAAGAACTCGAAAAGAGAGAAGCCGAACTCGCACAGGCGATCGAGGAAGCGGCTGAAGCGACCGAAGAAGAACAGAAGGTCGTCGAAGAAGCAGTCGAACAGTTCGAAGCTGAAAAGAAAGAGAACGAGGAAGCAACAGCGAAGCTGGATGGCGAAATCGCTGACCTCGAGAACGAACTGAAAGAGACTGAAGCCGAACAGGAACGTGAGGCTGAACCGGAACCGGCTCCGGAAGAAAAACAGCCGGAAGAAAAGAGAGAGGAAATCAAAGTCATGAATAAGAGATTTTTCAAAATGAACACTCAGGAACGTGATGCAATGTTCGCTCGTGAGGATGTAAAGACATTCCTCGCACAGGTCCGTCAGGGTATCAAAGAGAAGCGTGCGCTGACCAACGTTGGTCTGCTCGTTCCGGAAGTCTTCCTCGGTCTCATCCGTGAGAACATTGAGGACTACTCCAAACTGTACAAGCATGTTTTCGTTCGTCAGATTGCTGGCGAAGGTCGTGCTGTTGTTATGGGCAACATTCCTGAAGCAGTTTGGACAGACTGCTGTGCAAATCTGAATGAACTCAGCCTCGCATTCTACGACGTTGAACTGAACTGCTGGAAGGTCGGCGGTTACTTCGCAGTTTGCAATGCGAACCTTGAAGACTCCGATATCGACCTCGCTTCCGAACTGCTCACAGCGATCGGACAGGCAATCGGTCTTGCACTCGACAAGGCAATCCTGTACGGAACCGGCACACGTATGCCGCTCGGCATCGTTACCCGTCTCGTTCAGACAGAAGCTCCGGCAACCTATCCGGCAACTGCTCGTCCTTGGGTAGACCTGCACACCACCAACATCAAGTCCATTGCGGCATCCGTAAAGGACAAGGATATGATCGCGGCTATCGTCAAGAACTTCGGTGCGGCGAAGGGCAAGTACAGCCGTGGCGAGAAGGTATGGGTCATGAACGAGACCACATACACAGAGCTGATGGCAAACACTGTCGCTGTTACAGCGGCTGGTACACTCGTTTCCGGTGTTGTTGACCGTATGCCGGTTGTAGGTGGCATCATCGAAGTTCTGAACTTCATTCCGGACAATGTCATCATCGGTGGTTACTTCGACCTGTATACACTCGCTGAGCGTGCTGGTGCGAAGTTCGCTACATCTGAGCATGTTCGCTTCCTTCAGGATCAGACGGTCATGAAGGGAACAGCTCGTTATGATGGTCAGCCGGTTATCGCTGAAGGTTTCGTCGCTATCGGTCTGAATGGTGTCACACCGACTGCGGCAATGACATTTGCGGCAGACGCGGCAAACTAAGGAGTGAACTGCCATGACAAACGAAGAACTGCTTTCAATGCTGAAGCTGAATCTTGAAGTCATAACCGACTATATGGATGCGGATGCTAAAGCCGCGAAAGAGGCAGAGTTGCTCCAGTACTTGAATGCGGCTCGCGAGTACATTACGAGAGAAGGCATTGACCTCGAATCCGATTCGGCTGGTGATGCCATGCTTCTCGTAATGTACGCGTCATGGCTTTATGGCAGACGCAAAGCTGACAATTCGTACGGAGCGATGCCTCGAATGCTTCGCTGGGCTTTGAATAATCGCTTGTTTGAACAGGACATCAATGGAAGCAATACCTCCAAGGTGACTGAGACAACGAGCGAGGAGGATGGGTCCGATGCTGGGTAACTTCGATGATGGCATTGCATACCTTTGCACATTGACGGATATCTCAAAACCGGGATTGAAACCGAAGGAAGTACTGACGAAGGTCGCTCGACATTTTTTTGAACAGCGGACCGTGTCGTTTCGGAGACAGTACGCGGCGAAGGGTGCGAGTGAGCAGATTGATATGCTCATCCGCATCCATTACGATTCCAAAGCGCGGATCGGGTCATATGTGGTACTGGGAAACGGTGAGCAGTACAGAGTCGACAATGTCGCTGTCGGTTATGACAGTGACTCCCGGCTGAGGTATTCGGAACTGACACTGAGCAGAATGGAGGAGTATTATGACATGCTTGAACTTGAATGATACTCTCCGCTATTTTGCCGGAGTACTGAACAAAGTAACGACTCGTGCATGGCATTACGCAAAGCCGGAGCGCGAGTCGTTTCCGTATGCAATTTGGACAGAGTATTCAGAGGAGAACTCGCTTCCGGCAAACAACCGGAAGAAAGTTCAGCCGATCAGCATCACGCTCGATTACTTCACTCAGACGGAGTTCGATCCGGAAATCGACAACATTCAGAATGCACTCAACAACGCACCTCGAGTGCAGTTTGAACTGACGGACATCCAGTACGAGGAAGATCTGAACGTGATCCATTACACATGGAGTGTATCGGTTTATGGCGACAGTTGTTAGAGCTGGATTCGATGACCTGATTAAGGAGTTCAATCAAATTGCGGACCATTCCGGTGCGATGGCTTCTCAAGCCGTCTACGCAGGTGCCGGATTGCTCGCAGATAAACTCCGGACATCAGTTGAATCGCTGGTGACTGAAGATGCCCGTAAGCATAGAGGAAAGGCTTTGCTCCCGTACGAGAAGGAAGCTCTTGAGCGTGGTCTCACGGTCGAACGCTTCATTCACGACAAGGGCAGAGACTACACTCAGACAGCGATCACATTCCATGGCAAAACAGACCACCGGACAGCCTCTTATCCGGATGGTGTTCCTACGATACTCTTAGCGCGGTCAATCAATGCTGGAACAACGTTCCGCTCAGCGAACCGGTACTTCATCAACACGGTGAACCGGAATCGTAAGAACGTTGAGACAGCGATGGTTGAAGCGGCTGAAAAAGAGTTGAAGAAGTACGTTAAGTAAGGAGAAAAGCAAATGGCTATTACCGGTCTTAAAGGTGTACGCGGTGCCGAGCTTGTGAACGGTGCTTATCAGAATGCATTTCACATCGGCGACGCTATGACAGCAAACCTGTCGATCACAATGGCTGAAGGTTCTCTGTACGCAAACAACCGTAGAAAAGAACATAAGCAGAAGTTCGATGCAGGTACGCTCGAACTTGGTGTTGATGACATCATCGACAGTGTTCAGGCGAAAATGTACGGTCATGCAACAGAGGAACTGACCATCAACAATCAGACCTATAACGTGGTGGTCTCCAAAGCAGAAGACCATCCGATCAGTCTTGGTGTTGGTTTCTATCAGACTGTTACACGTGACGATGTTGACATGTTCCGTGTCATCGTCCTGACGCGTGTTCAGTTCTCTGAGCCTACCGACAACGCTCAGACAGCTGAGAACAACATCACGATGAATGGTCGGACGACCACCGGCACGATCCTCGCACTGGAGAATGGTGTTTGGAAGCGTGATGTAACTGTTCCGACCGAAGAGGAGGCAATCGCTATCCTCGATCAGATCCTCGGAGAGGTTCAGTAAGCAGTACAAAAACAAAAAAGGAGTGAACTATGGAGATTCTGAAAGACAAAGGTAAGAAGATTACGATCTTCGGATATGAATACACACTGACGATTTCATTACGGACGATTTCACGGATGACCGAAAAACTTGGATCGCTTGAGGAACTTATGCTCAATTATGAGACCATCCCAGTTATCCTCTCGCTGATGGTTCAGGACTACTGTGAAAAGCATCCGGATGCACCGACAGAAGCGTGTGATGCGGAAACATTGCGGTCATATCTTGATCCGACGGACATTCGGCATCTTCAGGAGTTCATTCAGTCGATTCTGAATCCGAAACAGGACGAAGAGTCAAAAAACGCATAAAGCCAGCATGGTATGAGTTCGAGTGCTGGCTTTTAATCGGAACGATTCTCTTACATCAGCCGGAGGACCGAGTTCTTACTTGGTCCCCGGCATTTATTTGGAAATTGACCGAATACGTGCTGAATTTCAAGTATTTGGGCATGAATCCGGTCCAGCCGGGGGATTTTACCTCCGAACTAAAAGAACGCGAGAAACGGCTCATTCGAGCCGATAAGGGGATGGCATCTCTAGACGATATCATTCCTCTATAAGGAAGGAGTGAATGCATGGCAACTGACGTAAAGGCAGTATTAAAAGCCGAAGGCGAAGAATCGTTTTCACGGGTGTTCCGAAATGCTACGTCATCCGTACACGCGTTGGACACTGCTGTCAAAGCGAATGCGGCTTCGTTTGAAAATACTGGCGACAAGATGGGTTCTCTTCAGGAGAAGTCATCACTCCTTCGGAAAGAAATCTCCGCACAGGAAAATGTTGTCAAATTAGCAAACGAGGAACTGAAGCGACTCGTTAAGGAATACGGCGAAGGGTCCACCACAGTCAACGACTATCAGGCAAAGGTGAACAGCGCAACAGCCAAGCTCGAGCGGATGAAGACCTCTCTCAATGAGAATGAGAAGGCGATGGAGAGCCTTGGCAAGGAAACAACGAGTACCGGAGAGAAACTCCAGTCTGTCGGAGATAAGATTTCAAGCATCGGAAGCAACCTCAAATGGCTGAGATTCCAGTGGCTC